CCCCCAGGTGAGCCGATTGAGTCGGCTGAAAATGTGCCTCCAACAGCGGCTGAGTCTCTTGACTATGATGCTATGAAATCTTTAGCTATTGAGTCAGATTGTGATGATGAATTAATTCAACTGCTGGAGCACATGAGGCAGAAAGATCATTTTAATAAAATATCCCTCAAAGACGGGGCTAAATAATTTTGGACAAGTAGATTTATTATGTTAACGAACCTGATTGAAAATCGTGGAAAAGAATTCAGCAACCTCATTAAGATTGGTGATTACTTAGCTCGCACACTTAGGGAGAACGTTGAGTTGTTCTCTGTTGAAGATGGTGTTGCTACATACTTAACTGAAAATGGTTCGGTAATTAGTGGTAACTATAACTTCAAGCCTACTTTGAAACTTTCCAAGATTGTTGTCGAAGATGCTGAGGTTCTTGAAAACAAGAAAGCATTTGAAGAAGCCACTGATAAAAAGGTGATGACTGTGCTCTCCAACCTTCTCGAAGATGACTACCAGTCGGCTGAGGGTTCGTTCGATAAGATTCTCTCCATGTATGAGACTAAACTAACGTACGAGAGAATCAAGAGCAGACTTGAGGAAAAGACAGAAAGATTCGGAGAATCGACTAAGATAGTGTCCTCTAAAGAGTTCAGCCGCGTGAGTGAAATTAAGGATCAGTTGGTTGAGTTTCTCAAGGAGAACGAGGACCTCTTACAATCGGCAGGTATGAAGACTGGTTTGAAACTCATCAACCTTGTCTCCACGAGTTTTGATCTTCCTAAGAGAACGGTCGATCAGATTCAAGAAGCCTCGGAAATTGAAGTTAACTTCGTTGGCAAAACAAATCTTTACGAGCACCTTTGTAGAAAGGAACTTATTCAAAAGGAGCTTCTTGAAGCTAAGAGAAGTTTTGACAACATCTGGGTTGATAGCACAAGCGTTCAAGACCTTGCTTCGATGATCTTCGAAAATGATACTGATGCCCTCACACATCAGGTTGCTCAGGTCGTGTCGGACGCTCCTTACCTTGCCCTAGCCACCAAGAAGCAAATCACGGCTCTCATGGGTAACTGCCTTTCGATGAACGAGGTTAAAGTTACTCAAAAAGATATTAACGGTTTCGCGACCAAAATCTATGAAATGAAGAAGCCCATCAAACAGTATGTGCTTGATGTGTTAAATGAGAAATATGGTATTGACGTTCGTAAACTGGACGAAGTTCCAACCTTTAGAACTCTAGCTATGACTGAGAGTGAAATCATCACTCAAATCGCCAAGCACGCTCCTACTGATTCGCTCATTGAGAAAACTTTGTTGGAGTTTGTTGATAGTCTGAAAACTAAGAATGGCGCAGAAACCATCGATTTAGCTGTTTTCCTAGAGGAGATGTTTAGTGAAGCTGGGCATGGCGAGTCTCTTAACGAAGCCAGCCTCATGGACTACATGGACTTTACTAAGGTCGCTGACGATCTCGGTAAGATTGGACAAGTTTTAAAAATGCTGGTTCCAGCGGTTGAGAATGCCGCTGAAGAGTTAAAGGACGAGGCTGAAGAAGAGGCTACTGGTGGTAAGGAAGAGATGGATACTGAGGACCCCTTGGGCACTCCTGATGAGTTAGATAGTAACTCGGAAGTCCCTACTAATGATGCCGATAAAGACGCTGAAGACGCTGCTGAAAAAGTAAAGGCTGAAGTTAAGGACGAAGAAGAGAAAGCGAATGAGGATATGCCAAAAGAGGATGACGAGGCAGATAGTGATGATGAGCCTGAAGAAATGGATCAGGACGATCTTACCTCACTCCTCTCTAAACTGGAAGACCTTTTAGATGATATCAAACCTGATTCGGATGAAGACAAAAAGAAGGATCCTGAGCAGTACAAAACGTAAGAGGGCGTAAATGGGCTTTAACAAAATACCACTTGCCCTGAAATTTGATGACGCCACAGGTAATTCAACAGGGTTAAAAGAATTTACTCTTAATCTATCTGACGTTGGTGATGTTTGCACAACAGCGCCTACTCAAGGTCAGCTTTTAGGTTATGATGGTGATAAGTGGTGTGTTACGTCCATTTCTACAGGTGCCTCAGTAACAGGAGTTCCCACGGGTAACCTTGGGCAAATAGTTACCTATGCGTCACTTAATACTCCTCAGGCACTTAGTCCAACCGCAACACCCCTTAATCTAGCAACTACGGGAATTGTTGAAACTCAAATTCAAGATTCTTTGGTGGGGTATGCTACGACAGCATTCACAGACGCAAAATACAACACTACAGCTACATTCTATAGCACGACAGCTACTCTTCTTGAAAAGCCCTCAGCGGGTAGTAGCGGCGACATCCTATTATATGCTAATAATAACGATACTAACACTACAAGTGTTGCGGCATTCATAGTCGATCAAGATTTAGTCGTAGATTCGGATCTGAATGCATATGCTACGACTGCATTCACCGATTCAAGATATAACACAACAGCTACATTTTATGCTACAACTGCAACATTGGCAACTAACGCCAATCTTGCTGCTACAGCAGCAGCAGCCGTTCAGGTCGCTGATACCACTGCTGACTCCAGAGCCTTCATAGCTACTGACGCTGACATGGAGGACCTTACAAATGTTGCTTTCAATGATGCAACTAAACCCCAAGTTCTAATTAGAACTGGCAGTAAGATTACAGCTAGCTCGTTGAACGAAGGTGCTATTAACACTCTATTTCAAACGGATGGGGAAGGCGATGGGTCGA